CATCCCGTCTTCAGAACCCTGAGCATTATCCTTTGGTTGCAAAAGCTATCGATTCTGAAGTCAGAGCTAACGTTGAAAGGTATAAGTGTAGTCAGGAACGTTCATTAGCTACATTGGCTAGGCTTAGAGATCAAGCGTCATCTGCTGGTAATTACAATGCTGCCGTAGCTGCAGAGACCAGGCGTGGTCAGATAGCAGGTTTGTATGTTGATAAGAAAGAGATACTAACTGGAACTATTGATTCAATGTCAAGAGAAGAAGTAGAAAAGAAACTACAAGATCTCAAAGAACAATACAGTATTGAAACTACATTTGAAGAAGTAAAAGAATTAGAAAATAAGTCTTGACTATAAGATTAGTTGGGAGTATATAATACAAAAAGGAGAAAGTTATGCATGTAGATAAATACGTAGTGAACAACATTGGTACAAAATGGATTAAAGGTAAGGATAAAAAGAATCAGTTGCTTGATAGTCTTGATGGTAATGATGGTATTCAATTAAAAAAATTAGTGCCTTTATTAGAGCAGTGGTTTGAAACTGTTACTGGTGGTTGGTCTGATAAAAAGGTTGAGTTAATAATTAATGTTAAGGAGGATGAAAGATAATGGGTAAGAATTATGATTATACTCATATCTTTGATGGTGTGTATGCACCTGTAACGGAGTACACACCGCTACCTATGTCAGAGCAATTGTTTTGGAGTCGTGTCGGTTGGTTACAGCAAGCCATGATTAGAGCAGATAATTTTGAGTTTCGTCTTTTGTGGTTTAATAAGTTACAAGAATTAATGAGGTTACAGCCATGAGGTGGAATGATCGTGAGATAAGAGACGTGGATTGCTATGCACAGCACCCAGAAAAATATACATCTACATTCTGGTTAGGATTCTGTTTGTTGGGAGGCTACAAGTTTTTTGTTGTACTGGTGCTCTTCCTTCTTTGGCTGATAATATGATCCCATAGCTCAGATGGTAGAGCAATTCACTTTTAATGAATGGGTCGCAAGTTCGAGCCTTGCTGGGATCACCACATGAAAACAGAGTCTAAGTTTTGGAAGTCCATTAAGGAAAATATGCCAGGCATATTCTTTACAAGATTGGAGAGCTGGGCGACACCAGGCGTCCCAGATGTTTATGGTTGCAAAGACGGAATAATGTTCTTTTTGGAGTTAAAAACGTCAACAAACGTTAAGAAGATGAAGCTTAGTCCTTTTCAGAAATCGTGGCATTTTAGCCATGCAAAACAAGGCGGAAGAAGTTTTATTCTGCATCAGACCCTCTCTCCGAGATTGATCTGTGTATTTCCGAGTTCCATTGCAGTCTCCATTGCAGAGTTGTCCCCCGATAAGGCAAGTAAAGTATGGACCATCCCAGCGTCCCAGGCAGCGTGGACTGAAATGGCTGACTACATTCTCCATTCTCCATTACCGAAGCCCCCCTCCAGTATTACGTAGTAAAGTTTTGGACTCACCCTGCAGCTGGTACAGCAGTTCCATCGTCCATTGTCAACCGTTACTTCCCATTACTTATAGTAAGTAGAGTCATCGTCCCCGCAGCTGTTGCAGCTCACCAGGATCTCCATTCTCCATTGTCAACCGTTACTTCCCGTTACCTGTGTAGTAGTAACAGTACTCCAGCACACCCTGCTGACGAAGATGCCGTGGACAAAAGTTACATTAGCCCTTGACTATCTAATAAGATGGGACTATATAAGTATCAGGGGACGAGCCCAGCCAGGTAGCTCCTGTGCCAATCCAGATTAGAATAAGAGTGGCGTCTGGCGTCCCTGCGCATAGAAAGGAAGAAACGATGACTGAAGCATTAAAGAAGGATTACGAGAAGACCTGCGCAGAGCGCATCAATGATCAATGGAAGCAGAGGCTGGAAGATCTTAAAGACCCTGAGTTTGAAGGACTCGGATTTGACTACGTTGAACCGCATACATTCACCGACCAACTAGAAGGATACTGGCGTTGGCAGTTCTCCTGGGGAGGCCCGTCGGACGAGCTGCGGGCATATGTGAACAGAGACGACAGGATCCACCGCCTGGAATACTGGTTCATGGACTGGATGGACGGAGCGAAGCTGGAGCTGCAGCAGGGACCTGAATGGCAGAGGATGCAGGAGATGATTCTATCCACTGCGCCAGGACAACTCGCATGATCCATTACCTTTTGGTATTCGCATTAGTCTACATTGTTGCATTGCTGCTGGCCCCGCACCAGGTGCTCACCACTACAGTGGTGCTGGGCACCGCCGTGTGGAACCTGCTGAATGGCTTCTCCATCTCCATCTTCATGTAATGGTCGTGGGGTATGTATAGTAGTAAGTTCAGGATACCCTGCTGGGAAGGTCGTGTGAAAATAAAATAAAAAAAGTTATTGACAAATAAAGTGGGATAGTATATAAAGGAATAATTAACAGAAAGACGAAAGGATAATAAAATGTCGAAAGCAGTTAATATATTAGAAGTGCTAGAAAAAGCTCATCAAAGCCAAGCTAGTGTTAGTAAGAAAAATAAACAGGCGATCATAGATGCCTATGGTCGTGCCTTAACTATGAAGAAAGTATTAGACGACTTCATAAAAGTAAATCGTAATCTTATCATTGATATGGGAGTTAGTGAAAATGCAAATCTATTGCATGGAAAGGATTACTCTATTCATGTTTCGCAAAAACTTAGCGTTAAGGTTGATACGAATCTCGTTAAAGAAAAACTTGGCGAGTTGGAATACCATAAATGTAAAGTGCCAACGCAATATAAACAAATACAAGCGTTGCCTATTGAAGAGGCAACAGTTCGCAAGAATAAAAAAGCAACGATTGAAGAAGTTGCAGATTTCCGAATAACTGCCTAGTACCGATAAATTGCCTAGTCAGTTCCATTCCATCGCCCACTGTGGCGATGGAAGTCCTTATATAGTATAAGTTACTGCACCCCACTTCCGTACCAGAGTTCCATTCCATTGCCAATCTTACTTCGTAAGTCATGTAATAGTAGTAAGTAGTTGCACCCCACACGGAGTTGCGTGGAGATTTGTTCTGAAAAAAAAGTTTATAAAGTTCTTGATTATAAAATAAAATGGGAGTAATAAGTTATTAAGAAAGGAGAAATCAAAATGCCAGATAATGATGACCTAAGAAATAGATTAGTTGCTTTAGAGCAACAGTTAGGACTAACAACTAGAAATGATAATCATATTCAAGCTAATAATGATACCAATATTAATACTAATATTAATTGGCGTGCTTTATATAAGTGGTTAGAGTCTGAGGTTGAAGAGATGATCTTTGATCCCAACGCCCCACAGTACCTTAAAGATTGGGGTACTAAAATATTAAGTGAAGCAAGAAGCAAGTTAAATATATGAAAGAACTAGCTATCTTAATATTTTTATTAATGTCATTACAATTATTAGTAATGTTTACTAAACTACCATATTAAAACAGTTACCCTCGAGGGCTGGCAAAAGCGGGGAGTTATCCCCGCTTTTTTTATTTAAGAACATAACCTTCCAGGCAGCAGCACACCAGTTCTTCCAGGCAGCAGGTGATACCAGTCAGGTTACCCAAATCAACATTAGGTACTTACAACCAAGACCAAACACCATATCTTGTAGTAAAAACCCCCACACCCCCTGTTTCGCTGTCGTGCGTGCAAGCGTAGTAAAGTGTAAGTTTTACACAAACACAGATTATGATATAACTTTTTTTATGAATCAAAAGCAAATCCCAACGGAAGTTCTAAAATACGAATTAAGGAAAATGCAACTAAAACTGTCAGAGGAGTCCCGTTCCTCCTATCTTACTTTTGTAAAAAAAGTTTGGCCTGACTTTATTGCAGGTTCACATCATAAAATTTTTGCTAAAAAATTAGAAGATGTTTCACGTGGAAAGATTAAACGTTTGATTGTAAACATGCCACCAAGACATACAAAGTCTGAGTTTGCTTCAAATTTATTTCCAGCATGGATGATGGGTAAGAATCCTAAACTAAAAATTATACAAACAACTCACACAGCTGAGCTATCTTACAATTTTGGCAGAAAGGTTAGAAACCTGTTTGAACAAGATGAGTTCAAAGAAGTCTTTCCAGATGTAACACTTTCGCAGGATTCCAAGGCAGCGGGTAGATTTACTACAAACAAAGGTGGTGAATATTTTGCGGCTGGTGTTGGTGGTGCAATCACGGGCCGTGGTGCAGACTTACTGATCATTGATGATCCACACTCGGAACAAGACGCACTATCACAAACAGCATTAGACAATGCTTATGAATGGTATACCTCGGGCCCCCGACAACGTTTACAGCCAGGTGGCTCAATAGTTGTGGTTATGACTCGTTGGTCTACAAAAGACCTAACAGGTAAACTTATTCAGAATCAATCTAATGATAATGCAGATCAATGGGATGTTGTTGAGTTTCCTGCCATATTGAATGATAAACCAATGTGGCCTGAGTATTGGAAACTATCAGAGTTAGAAGGTGTTAAGGCATCACTATCCGAGCAGAAATGGCAAGCACAATGGCAACAGAAACCAACTTCAGAAGAGGGATCTATTATTAAACGTGAGTGGTGGAGAATATGGCCGAAAGAAGATATACCTCAACTAATGCATATTATTCAATCATACGATACTGCTTTTAGTAAAAGAGAGACAGCAGACTTTAGTGCAATCACAACGTGGGGTGTATTTAAACCCGTGGAACACGGCCCATGGAACATCATACTTTTAGCGATGCGTAAAGGTCGTTGGGATTTTCCTGAGTTGAAAGAGATAGCAAAAGACGAATATAAATACTGGGAACCAGAAACAATCTTGATTGAAGCGAAAGCATCTGGTATGCCACTTACACACGAACTACGTCAAGTGGGTATTCCCGTCGTAACTTATACGCCTAGTAAAGGCAATGATAAGCATGTTCGAGTAAACTCGGTTGCTCCTATCTTCGAGGCTGGTCAGGTATGGGCAACCGATGATCGCTTTGCAGAAGAAGTCATTGAAGAATGCGCTGCTTTCCCTTATGGTGATCATGACGATTTAGTTGATTCAACAACACAGGCGTTGTTGCGATTTAGGCAAGGTAACTTTATCAGCCTAGAGTCTGATTATTTAGAAGATAAAAAATTTATAGAACCTAGGAGTTATTACTAATGGTAAACAAAATTAAACCGCGTGGCTCAGGCATAGCAATCAAAGGTCTTGGTAAGGCAAGCGACCTACTTTCACAAACGCCCTTGGACCTCCTTACACAGAAGATGGAACGTGATAGAGTTTTACTAGAGGTGCAGGACACTAGATTAAAAAATGTTAAAAAACAATTGAAGAAAACAGAATGAGCACAGCACAG